GTTTCCCAGTCACGATCTAATACGCATGACCCACAGGCGATCCACAGATGACATGGCGCAATAGTCTCTTGACCTGGCCAGAGAGATGATGGTGTCTGGCTGCTTCACAAAGTCGAGGTCGTTCCAATAGTCAATTCCGTCAAGATGCGACCAATAGACATTAATTCCGTCTGCACCATACAGCCGCTGTCCAACGCTCTCCATGATTGTAAACGCCTGCGGGCTGGCATGGTCGCCAAAATCTACATCATATACTGCGCCGAGGCTATCGTCTGGTGTATGGGCATAATATCCGCTAGAGACTTCATATGCTCCACCAGAATATGTAAACCCACTATCACCATGCTCCCACGACTCTTCAAGATATGCATCAGCGCCATCGGCCTTTGTTCTATAAAGCCTTAGCCCAGGCGTATAATCAGTCCCGATTGTTCCAGAAATGTCATATTGGCTAGTAAAAGTAGCCCGAACATCAACAAGAATAATCTCACGAGGATCAAATGTTCTTGTATTTGGCAGCCACTTTTGTATTGCCGTTTCTCCGCTTTGCACATATCCCCTGGCTCGGCCAGTTAGCGTTGCACCACCAGAAAGCTCAATCGTTGGTACAAGATAAAAGCTATATTCTCCAGATAAACCACAGGCTTTTGGATACACATATCCGCCTATTGGGACTGCACCACTACCAGTAGTTGATTCGCCTATCGTAAACTGCGTTGTACTGCCAACTGCTGTAACAGTAAAAGATCTTCCTGAAAGCTCTGATGATATACCATCAAAATATACAGGATTGTCAACAGATAGTCCATGTGCTGTAGATGTTGTAATTACAGTTGACGTTCCGCTTTGAATATACGGTGGATTTGTCGCAGACCAACAATCTCCATTAGCATCAAAAGAGCCAGATGTTTGTTCTGCCGAACAGGTAAATGTGATTGTGCGGCCAGACACAGCAGTTACTGTAAACGGACCCTCATTGCTAAGATATGACTCATCTTCTCTAATCTCGCTAGAACCAATGCTAACATTATTAAAGTCAACAAGATGACCGACGCTAATAGAAAGAGTGTCGGCTGTAGTCACCGTAACAGCACCAGAGGCAAATGCTATTTTCTCAATCGACGACGAGTTTATTTTAATCTGATTAGCCATGCCAACCTGAAACGTAGGAACTGCGATGTTGCCAACCTGCCACGGTCCAAGCTGACGAACATGGTCACCGTCGTAGATGTATGGAACACTTGCGCCAAGAATCAAGAAGCCATCATCAATGGCCTTGATCTCCATGCTCGACCCGGCAGTGACCGTCCCAACGCTGGATCCATTGTCATACAGCGTGTTTCCGTCCATCCATACCAGATGGTCAGATCCGTTCATCCGGCCAGCCGCAAAACAACTAATGTCAGAATAGCCAGTGTACAGCACATCATGGCCAGGGGCAGTCTCCCACGCCCCCTCCTCGTCCGTCCAGCCGTTCTCAGACTCAACAAGCTCATGGTCGGCAATCAGGTGTGATGCCTTGCCAATATTCAGCCCGGTAACTACGTTCGTGCCAAAAGCCTTCTTCATTAGGGCACGATCCTTTCAGGCATACGATTCAAGAAACTAACCCCGGCCCTGGCAGGTTGTCCGCTGACCCAGGACTTTGGACTGTTGTCCCTAGCACGCTTAATTAGCCTGTATTCAATATCTTCATACAGCATCTTGTAGACAGCAGCCGCCTCTTGGTTCTGGATGAAAGTATCTGCGCTATATGCCAGGTACAGCATAAAGAACAACACGCCGCCAACAGCCCAGTCTGGGATGTCCACCGCAGTCGCTCCAGAGGCCGCTGACGGCGCCGTTGGCTTACCAGTGTACCACATTCTAAGCCCATCAGTCAGGCTTGTACTGGGGATCTCAAACAGCCCCACAGACGGGTATCTCTGACTGCCGTAAATCTCATCAAGGTAGTAGTAGCGGGGATAGCCCGTCCTGTTCACCCAGTCGCTATCCTTGGCCCTAAGGTCGTCACGACGAATTGGGCGAAGGGCCTCACCATCATACTCCACCCGCACCACATCATGGCCCTCCGACGTAGCCGCATACTCCCCTGTGCCCGAGACAATGTTGATAGTCTCGCCGGTCAACTTGTACTTGGCCGCCGCACACAGGCGCTCAAGCCCACGCCTGGCAAACCTGTCCACCTGCGCCGCCGTAAAGATATGGCGCTGGCTGTCCCTTGTGATGTCATTGAACTGACTTAGAAGGTCGTTGTATGTCACCAGCCCATCCTCGCAGTCCCAGGATTCTGCCTGAACTTGTTCCTATATCGCTTCTTTGCTTCTTCGCACCCGTCAAGGAACTGCCGGTGCCAATCAACAGCCTCTCTTGGGCTCTCATTCGCCTTCAAAATGCTCATGACGTATGGAACATGGCAAGTCTCTTGTATGTCATCAGGGACATAATCAGTTGTTGCGCCAATGGAGTGTCCAACGATTCTCATAGTTGGGCTATCTGAGATGTCACTCATAATTGGATAAAGAATAATCCGACATCCAGAAAAACCGGGAGTCCCAAGCAGGACATAATATTCAGGCTTGGAACTCCCGTCGCTCCGCCACTTGGGATTGATCTTATCAAGATCCTCCAAAGTGATAGGCTTTAGGTAATCATCGTATACTGAGCCATCCGCAGAGAACTCAACGCTGATTACATCAATCATGTCAGTGTCAAGGGTGTACTCGTAGTATGTGTCCCTGACCTGCGGCACAGCATCGTTATAAAGGCTCTCACTCCGTTCCCTAAAAGCGCGGTCGGCCAACATAATGTGCCGCTCCACGTCGCTTGTAGTCCAACGAGCATTGTCCCCTATTTGATCTGGCAGAAGGTCTTGAAGTTTCTCAAGAACACCGGATACAACCTGTGACATCTGATCTCCTAAATGCGCCGGAAGATAATAGCAGCAACGGTGTCAACGGTAGCAGTGTCGTTGGCAGTAGCCCAGCCAAACACCTGTTCCTCTTCACCATCGGCCATCGTATCGCACTCACCGGCAACGGTGTGGGCGACAAGATAGTCTCCTTCAGCTACACTTCCATCGGTATTAACGATTTCGCAATAACCACCAGTGCAAATCTCACCCCAACCGCCAGAGGCGATTGCTTCAAGAGCAACACCAACAACACAAGCCGTTCCTGCGGCACCAGAAGCAGCGGGCACCACGGTATAACCCATGGCAGACCCGGTAGCAGAGGTGTCGATTGCAACAACTTGGCCCTTAGTGATAGCACTGCCAGCGAGAAGGACACTCTTAGTCTGGTATGCGGGACTGGTATTCCCAGGTCCGCCACCAATTTGGACTTCACTCATTTATATCACCTCCTAAGAAGCAGTTACGCTAGTGGGAACGTCAAAGATTGCGCCATTCTTGCGTCGGTTATCGCACACCAACTGCAAGTAGCACAGGTACAGCGAAGTGCTGGCATCCTGATCAACGGGAGTCATGAAGCCGCGAGGCTTCCAGTCGTGGTCCTTGCCAACATACAGAGACATGGTATCAGTGTTAATGAAGACAATCGATCCGTTGGTCAGAGCAGAACCAGTAGCCAAAACACCGTTGGTGCCAAGCTCATAGTCAGGCACATAGCCGTCCCACATAACCTTGGCGCCCTTGAAGTGCAGACTCTCAAAGCCAGCAGAGGCCTTGTCGGTATAGCTATACCGAATCTGGTTCTGCATGGACATCTCATACACCTCGTAGGTAACCTGATCCATCATAATCAGATTAGGGCTACCGCCAGGCCCCTGAGAACACAGGTTGTAGGCGTTAGACATCTTCTGCTTCAGAAGAATATCGGTAGTAGCACCGACGCCATCAACAATCTGGTTCTTCCACCAGGTGTAGGTACTCTGGTCAATGCCGCCGATGTCATAATCATGAGCAGCGGTGGCAGCAGACAGAGCCTGGATATACAGGGGGATAGAAATGATGTTCTTTCCGCTGTTGCCAGTAAAAGGATGAGAGGCGGTGAAGTTGTCACTGTCACCTTCCCACAAATCCTTGTTCAGTCGCTCAGACCAGCCAGCCGTAGTCTGGCGGATCTTCTCTTTCAGCAGATCAGCAATCTGCTCCTTGCCCATGTTCTTGAACTTCTGGATGCCGCTGATCGAAACTGCACCGGCATACTGAGCCCAAGGAACATACGCGCGGGTGATTCCGTCCTGCGGGCTAACGTCAATCTGATCGTAGCCACTGTAGGAATCAATAGTGCTGTTCTGTTCGTACATCAGGTTAACAGCGATCTGATCGCCACCAACCACCTTCTTTTTGATTTTACCCTTTTCCATCAATTCCTTGAAGGTAGGGTTGCTATTAGAGATCGCATCCTGAATCGCACCGCTCTTGTGAATTTTATCAGCGGTGGTGGAAAGGACATGATCCCAAGTATAAGTCCTCGCGGGAGCAGCCATTTTTCACCTCTTTATAAGCCAAAGTCGCTAAGACCATCATCGACAAGAACGTCTAGCTTTTCCTCAAACCCCATCTTTGCGAAGTTTTCAGCAATCTCCTTGCGAGCTGCCTTCTTCTGCACTGCCGGGGAAGGTGTAGCGTTCTTTGACGCAGCGGCCTTCTTACGAACTCTGGCGCTTTCAAGTTCTGCGGCCTTGCTTTTAAAAGCCTCGGCCTCCATTTTTGTTTTAACATGCTGGAAAAGTGCCAGCGCACCATCATCAGACTGAAGGGCATTATGCCAGTATTCATTTCCATTAGCCGCCTCGACCATGGCGTTTTCAACTTCCTCAGAATATCCATCCTGAGATTGAATCATGGCCACCCTGCGCTGAATACTAGCAGCCTGCTCTTGCTGCTGAATGTTCGCCTGCATCTGCGTCGGATCAGGAATGTCGCCGCTCTCAATCATCTTGCGATAAGAGTTTCGAGCAACCCACTCCGTGATCTCGTCCCACCGCTTCTGCTGCTCCTCAAAGGGCATTTCCTCTGTAGGATTCGCAGGCCGTGGGTCGTTGGCAATTGCAGCCTGTCGCTCTGCCTGCTGGGCCTTTACCTTCATCTGCTCGACCTGCTTCTCGTATTCCTTGCGGAACTCAGCAAGCTCTTGCATCTTCTTGGTGAACCCACCCTGCATCGCTTTGTATACCTTGGTCAGATCGTAGACCTGCCCGTCATGCTCGACACTGGACGGCAACGTGTCGGGGTTGCCATCCCATTCAAACGTGCTTGGGGCATCTTCGACCGCTTCAGTATCTTCGTCTTCGTATTCAGAAGCATCCATCTCAACCGAGTCATCTTCGACTTCCTGCTCCGACTCAACAGGTTCGTCGTAATGTTCTTCGGCCTCAACTTCGTCTACTGGATCCTCAACGGACTGTTCCAACTCACTGATGGCTTCATCACCAGCCGCTTCCAATTTCTGATCGAAACCAGCTTCATTGAACGTTGCCATGACTTCCATCCTCTCTATCGTTAGAGCGCGTCAGCCTTCTTGAACGACTTGTTTAAAGATTCGTTAACAAGCTTGTTGCGCCGTTTATCCGCAGCAGTATTGTATTCCTTCTTTGCCGCCGCTGCTGCTACGGCATCATCGGGCTTCGCATTTTTGCGAATATATCTAGCCTCATCCCTGTGCTTCTTCATCTCTGGATCTGGAGCATATTCACACAGACCCTTTTTCTTCATGAGCTCTTCTCTATGAGCCCGCCCGGTGACATACTCACCAAGGCTCTCGTCATAATAGTTTGAGAAATCTTGGCACCCGGAGCAAGTGTCGCCACGAATCATGGGGACGTTAAACACTCTATTACCGCCACGGGTCATCTCTCCGCCACACTGCGGGCACTTGGCCAATTCGTCCATGTCGCCTTCCATAGCAAACCAATGCTCGCTAACCATGCAGCACGTTTTGCACTCAAGATCGTAAAGCATTATGCTCCTCCGCTCTGCCGTGGAACCTGCTGTCCGGCGCCTGACTGTGCAATGGCCTCTGCCTCGCTAGTCGGTGGCCCGGCGTTAGGCTGTGGAGAGTTCGCGCCCATGGCCTGCATCTGCATCATCTGCATCTGCATCTGGCTCGCCTCAACCAGCGCATTAATGAAGTTCTGGTCAGTGATCCCTGACGGCTCCAGCCATCCACGCACCAGAGGCTCGCTCATAAACAGGTGCGGCGCCTGGCCAGCGATCTGTGCAATCCTAGCCCGCTCTGCGCTCTGCATGGCCGTGTTGGGCTTGCCAAGCTCCTCAAAATCAACTTCAACATCGAAGTCGCCAGCAATCATGTCTGGGTCAACCAACGCCTGGAACGTCTGTCCGTCAGTGCCCTGCACCTGAATCGCCCGTTCTTTAGTCATGTGCCGGTCAATGGCGTCATTCAGCTTCTTAAACGCCCTGCGCCAAGTCTCAGCAAGGATCTTCCTGTCATGCTCAACACGTCCAGCAGAATATCCCTCCATAGCCTGTACCTGAGTCGCCGTGTCAGCAGATGCCTTGCCGCGAGCCTCATCAGTCTGACCGCCAATCTCTGCGAAGTCGTTTCCAATACGAACGACATTCCCATAAATCGCGTCACTTACAGGCGGCGGCGTGAACGGAAGCAGCACATCGTTTAGTGGCTGACTCCTGGGTATGTCAACTTCAATTACCGCCATGTCTTCGTCATTGGTAAATTTCTCAAGCTCAATGGTGTCAAGTGCGCCCTTGCGCGTAAACGTCTTCCTTGTGCTTCGGCCCATGGCCTGCAACTCATAGCTGCGGGCAATGTTGTAAAGCTCGTTGATCGGCGCCAGGTCACTAGCTATCGGGCGCTGGTAGAACTCACCAATAATCTCGCTCGGTCGGAAATCCACATATGGGTGATCAACAATGCCAATCTCGTTCCAAGAAACATCACGCAGAGCCTCGCCGTGCCCGTCTGCCAGCACATAGTAGCGACGATTCATAATGTCATAGATATGGAACAGCCGCACAACAGGATCTTCTCCATCACTGCGGCCCTTGTCTTCTGTCTTTGACCACTCAGATGCCGACGCGCTAAAGTTCTCGTTAACATTGTCGTCAGCGCGGTAGCCACTGGCCTTCAGGTCTTTGGTGTTCTTGAAAAGCTTATCTGCCTTGACCTCGGACAAATCGCGGATTTCTTCCTCACATACCCAGGAGTGATCGTCCCAGTAGTTTCCGCCGTCCGGATCAATGATGATGTTCCGATAATTGACAAACTTGATGAAGAAGTCTTCCCAAATAGGGATCTGCGTACGCTCAATCAGCCGACCGTCATCATCCTCAATTAGAGAGCCATCAATCCTGTTCTTCTCAAATCCAGAAAGATCCAGGCGCCCGTCCCTGATCGGGATCTTCTGCTCGCCATCTATCTTGTGATCGCTCTCAAACACAGGGCGATAGCCAACCTTCAACGGGCCCCACGCCAGGATGCCAGCCTTAGTTAGCAAGCCAGATGTCTGCTGAATGTTCTGCTCAGATGCCCCGACAATGTTATTCAATAGGGCTTCACGTGCCTTTGTAGGAACTACCTCACGGGTCATCACCTGGCCATTGGGGTCAAGAGCGGGCTGTCCGCCAGGACCAGCAATTGGCACCTGAATTGGCTCCCAAGCATCTGATGTCTTCGGCGTCAGCTTCGCACGAGGATTGTTATAAGCAACCTGAGCACGATAATTACGAATGTAGCTGCCAAGCTTGTTGATAGTGATCTGATCGCCCTGACCAGAGACAAGACTGCCATTAGCGTCATGCCATTGCTTCAAGTCCTCAAAAGATTCGTTGTGCGTCCAGCGATCCTCTTCCTCGCGGCGGCGCTTAATGCCACGCTGCAAGCGAGCGTTCCACTGCTCAACAAAGTCTTCCTTGTCGCCCTTGATGCTGCTTACGTCATTACCGATCATTATTCTTCCTCAAGCAGTTGATGGCGAGGCTTCATCAGAACCTTGCGTGAGCGCATAGCCCAGCAGTTAGAGCAGTAGTAGTCACCGAACCCAACGCCGATAGTCTCCATCATAGAATGGCAAAACGGACACTCATGACTAGTCAGATAGATCGGCCCAGACTCCGGGTAGCCAACCGTGAACGACTCATCAACGACCTCTTGGTCATCATCAATAATGATCTCATATTCATCATTCATGTTCATCACCCTTGCTGCTGGCTTAGACGACATGGATTCCCCTACCTATACGTTGCTCATGAGTAGACCTAGCTTGAATGTCCTTTACTGCCTGTGCAAACGTCCCAGCCATCGGTCTTTTGTTTACAGAGACAAGCGGCATAATGCCATCATCAAACAGAACAGCAGTTGCGTCCCACGCATGATTATTCTTTTGCCTGATCTTCTCTGGATTGTTGCGCCTGCGCTCCACAGCGGAGCTTGTGTGCTTCTCCCAGCGCAAGTCCATAATCTCTTTGTTGAGATTAGGTGTGGCTTTCGTCAGGAAGGCTCTCGGGTTCTCCGGGTCAAACCAGTAGTCTGCCTTAAACATTTGCGCTACAGAAACGTCCTGCGCCCTTCTACCACGGCTCAAATACAGTCCATGCTCTTCAAACAATTCGCTTAACGTTTTAATATCTGACGCACCTTGCTGGGTTTTGCTCATGATAGAAGGGTCGCAGACTATCTTCTCAATCCTGTTCCAATACGGGCACCTCTTGATCTTCTCAACGTGCTTGGCAATATTCGTGCAGGGCTCGTAAAGCTCCCACACGCTGTAAGGCTCACCCTTTTCATCGACGCCCCATACCTCAAAGGCAGAGGGGTTCTGGCTACCGTAGTCATAGCCAGCGAAGAACCGCATCTTGTGCATGATGTCGCCAGGACGGAACCCATCAACAAAGATTGGACTACCAACCTGAACAAATGGAAACACGGGATCTCCACCGCCAGCGCCATAGTTGATTTCCATCTCCGTCTGCCACCCGACAGAGTTGTAATCGCCTTCATAGCCCTCACGCAGCACAGCGTCAGCATACCAGTCGGCGCCATCTCTGGCCGGGTCTTTTGCCGGGTCTACAGTATACTTGACCTCAATGACCCATGACCCGCTCTTGGTCTGCCAGGACCGAAGACCATCGGGCCACTCAATGCCCCAGATGTCCAGGGCCTTCTGCACAACAGGATGCACCGCCCTATGGGCAGGCTCACCGTCAATGTTCAGCACAGCGGCATTGAAGTCAGAACCCGAATCAACAGACGAAACAGAAATAACTTTGCCACCACCCACTGCCGCCGCACTAACGCCGACCATCGCCTTTCTGTATTCGTCTTGAAATGCCGACTCATCGCTGTTGAATAAACTCCATGTGTACGACCGGGCCTGATCCCCGCCCTGAGGGATGCCGTGAATCTTAGACCCCTGCCATGGGATATCTATGCCGTTAGCATCATACGGGTTCGTATTGAATGTCAGCTTGCCAACCTTGTTTCCACCACCAGAAAGGATATTATCGTCCCTGAGCCAGCCAGGCAGGTGCTGAATGATAAAGTCCATCCTGCCACCCGTAGGCTCACCGCTGCCCATGCTAACCATTTCAGCGGCATCGTCTTCCTTCTTCGTCTGAAAGCCTATCCGGCAATATTTGCGAGACATGGCGTACCAGACATTGAAGACACACAAGATCCAACTTACCCGCATCTGCCGTGACTTCGGAACTAGCAGGGAGTCACAGGCCAGCATATACAGGATCAAAATGATAACGTAAATGTCTCCATGATTCAGGAAGCTCCTGACCGGCGGGGTGGCGTGTTCATCCTTAGTGTATACATAAGGCAAGAACTTCCAAATGCCACAGTCAGTATATCCAAGGTCAGCAGTTCCATGAGCAAACACTTCTTTGTGCTTCCTCTTTATGGACCTGATTTCTGCCTTGGAAAGAGCCACTACTTAGATACCATCCACTTCGCTGACATTGCTACACCGGCCACAAGGGCGCTGATAATGGCGGCAACAAAATTCTGCTTGCCAACCGTTGCGCTCAGGGCATCACAGTCCTTCTCTAGAATGTCAAGGCGCTGCCCATTAATCGCACATTGCGGAACAGGCATATCATCTAAACGAGTCTCAATGCGAGTCAAGCGTTGCAAGATTTCTTTGACTTCGCTGTCAGATATTTCAGCCACTAATATCTCCCCTGCTAGTTGGCCGGTACGCCAGGAACAAATGTGCTATCTACGGCATCAAGCCTGAACCAAACAGAATCCCCAACATCAAACTTGAAGCTATCAGGTTGTGCATAACTTGCTGGAGTGGCAATAGCAGTAGCCTTCGACTGAAGGTATCTTGCGTGTTCCCCAAAAGTCATAACGGCGCCATTTGCAGCAGCAACCTCTTCTAGAATTACGCCGAACTCAAATGCTGTGATCCCTGCCGCACCATATCCATCTCCATCACGAAGACCGTGTGAGAACAAAAGCCAGTATCCGCCGTTAGTTGCCCGGACCTTATTGATGGCATGGCGAATATTCTGCCTTAGGTCATCCTCGTCGATCTCTGTGATTACAGGGTTGGCAGAGCCGTGGACAAGTTCAGGGTTTAATGAAAAGCCACAAAGATTTTGAGGCATACTAGCAATCAACGGATTTATCTGTCCCCAAATGGAGTCTGTTTTGGCCGGTCGCTCTGTGGCCCTCGCAACACGAGCATAGCAATTAGCCTGCGGAAGCTTGTATGTGCTTGGTGAGTAATTGCCAACTCTATATGATCTATAGTAGTGGTAGTTCATTGCCTGCAAGATCTCTGGATTCCACTTGCTGAACCCCATGGCAAACGACTTCCCTACATATAGATCATCCCAATAGCCGCCCATTGCATCATGTAGCCATTTAGGTGATGTCGTAGTCAAAAGGGTATCATAGCCAGTCGAGGCGCCCGTAAGGTCTGCCCAGTCATCGCCACGGCTATAAGTATTAATAACCATACCCTCGGCGTCATAACTTGTTAGATCTTCATGGAATAGCCCCATACATCCAATCTCATGGCCCTCCGCCCTGGCGGCTATAAGGTCAGCGGCAGTCATGTGCCCAGCACCGCCATACTCGTTGCCGCCCAAGAAGATCGTATAGTCCCACCCACGAGCGTTCATGCTATCGCGGTAAACGGTGTTTGCCGGACCAAGGGCTGCGTCAGTGCAGAAAACAAAGGCCCAGTCTTTCCCGCCGGGATACGTCGGAGTATACTTGCGGGTTATGTATTTTACTTCAATCCAAGGCTTGTATGTGTCGAAAGAGCCAGTGCGCTCCCAGATCGTATATAGAAGCTGGTAGGTAGACTGCGTTTCCTTGAACCCAAACATAATGCCGTTGTTAGTCTGTCCGGTAACAGCAGCTTGCACACAATTTTTGATGTTAATATTAGATGGTGCTGGCCATGCCTCAACACCAGTCCTATTTCCAGTGAAGTCAAAAACGCTGCCAACATCTTCGATGCGATTGCGAACAGACCAGTCCCATGCGCCAGAGCTTGTAGCCGGGAACCCAAGGCTTATTAGCGTAGCCTCGTCAGCGCCCTCTCCATTGCTTCCCTGAATCTGATAGTCCCAAGAAGCATGAGCATAGTTCGGCCTAGAACCAGAACCATCAGTAATTCCACGGCTTGTCATCCACACATTGTCAGACTCGTCCTGCATCAACGTGGCAAATATAGTGTCATTGCTTGAGATAAAATAGCTAACAGAATTAACATACATATTGGATTCAATGACCTGCACGTTATATGGCAATACAGATGCAAAATCAACGTATAGTATATTGAAGTCCTTGTCGGCTTCTACCAGATCCCAAGACTGATCAGTATCTGCATAAACAGCCGCCCCGTTAACAGACCCAACCCCATTTTCATTCGCTTGATTCAATGTCGCATAGGCGTAATCAACATCTGTTCCAAGCTCATAAACAAAATCAGCGTTAGCAACGGCAGAATCATATGCCGAGAACGCATGATCAAGGGCGCTATCTGGGGTGAACACAACTGAAATGGTGTCCCATCCAGAGACACCAAGCCCACCAATCATCCCAAGCTGATTGTCAAAGCCCTGCTTCTGAAACTCGTCAAAGCCTACATCCGGCGTGTCCGACCCCATCAACAGGACGGATCCAGACAGAATCAAGCAGGCGCTTAATATCCGGCGCAGATTCATCGGTCCCACCCAAGGTACATCAGCGTGTCAGCAAGGCCACCAGCGTAGATGAACTTA